ATGGCCACAATTATCCAACGTGTTCTCCAGAATCAAAATGATGATAGCGATTTTGGCATATCTGAAGATGAGAAAAACCAACTCCTTCAAGAAATGGAAAAATTACAAAACTCAAAAGATGACTAATAATGGGGGTTAAACGAGTAACAGGTTCTACAAAACGAGATCGTTCAAATAATCAATCCGAAGCTGGACAAATACTTTCAGCTAGGGTAATTTACTGTATTTTAGATGATAAAACAGAACCTGAAGCTTTTAAATCTCGTGGAGAGTGGGCTTCTATTGGAGGTATATTTTTTGAAAATGTTAAATATCCTGGGTCTGCTAAAGAAGATGTAAATAAAAATAGATTTGCAAAACCTTTATTTCCTAATTTAAAAAATTATCCTCTAAAAAATGAAATAGTATACATAATTACTCTTTCATCTACAGGAGTTGAAACTAATACAAGTGATAAAGCTTTTTACTACTTTCAACCTGTAAACATTTGGAATAGTATTCACCACAATGCAATCCCAGACGGAATTAATAACTCAACTTTACCACCTTCTCAAAAAAGAGATTATCAACAAACTGAAGCTGGTGCTGTAAGAAAAGTTACAGATGGAGGAACTGAAATAGATTTAGGAGATACTTTTAAAGAAAAATTAGATACAAAATCATTACAACCTTTTGAAGGTGATATAATTCATGAAGGTAGATGGGGTCAAAGTATTAGATTTAGTTCTACAGTTAATGATAGTGAGATTACTAATCCTTGGTCAAATATTGGGGAAAATGGTGATCCTTTAACTATTATAAGAAATGGTCAACATAAGGATGAAAATGATCCTTGGGTACCTCAAGTAGAAGATATTAATAAAGACTTATCTTCAATGTATGTAACTTCAACACAAGAAATTCCAATTGAAGTATCTAGTAAAAGTTATAACTCATATGAAGAAGCTCCTACAGAACCCTCTAAATTTGCTGAAGAACAAATAATTCTAAATTCAGGTAGATTATTATTTAATTCTAAAATAGACTCAATATTATTTTCATCTAAAAATAGTATAAATTTAAATTCTGTAAATAGTGTTAATATAGACTCACCTAAAACAGTAATTCAATCTAATGAAGTATTATTGGGTGATAAAAATGCTAAAGAGTCATTTATTTTAGGTGATACATTTTTAAAAGATTTAGAACAACTTTTAACCCAAATATCATCTCTTGGGAATATTTTAGGTGCTGCCCCCATAATGATAGCACCTTTTACCCCTTCAGGAGCTCATAATGCTTCTGCTACACAAATGGCAGCTAGAGCTCAAAAAATGATTTCAAAGATTGAAAAATATAAATCAAAAATAACTAAATCTAAATAATGCTTTCAAAAATAGTAACATCTTTAGGTCAAAATGCTCTTAAATCTATATTAAAGGTAGAAGATGTAGCTGATAATTTATTAGAAAAATTTGAAGGTGATGTTTGTCCTCCTAAAGAAGAATTACAAAGAGCAATTGCTCAAAAAAATCAACTTGTCACAACATTAACTACAGTACAAGGAGTATTAAATAGTATATTAAAAACAGGCCAAACTTTAGATGGAATTATAACAGGTTTAAATATAGGATTTAAAGTAATTAAATTACTCCCAATTCCTTTACCACCCTTTTCACCATTAACTGTAACAAATACTTTAGCTGATGCTTTAGATATTATAGGTGGGTTGTTAAAATCTGGTAAAGGTACTGTAAAGATGATTCCTCAAATATTATCTCCTATTGTTCCTATAATTGACCAAATAATAACAAAACTAAATCAATTAGATATAGCTATAAATGCTTGTGTGGTTAAAGAAGGACTTACCCAAGAAGATATAACAAATGCATTGTTAAATTCTGGGCAATTGTCAAACAGTAATGGAGAGTGGATATTAAAAGAAGATGTTAAATTCCCACAAGTTAAACCTGAAGGTGTACCTCCTTTAACACCCACACCTTCAACAGATATAAACGGGAATGTATGGGTTTTTCAAATATTAACTATTGATGATTTAAATTTTGAAAATGTTAATACAACTTCAAATGATGATTTATTATCTCAATTAGGTGCTAATTCGAAGAATCCCCTATTTTATAAAGGATTTAGACTAATCATACAATATGATCCTAAAAATGAATTTTCATTTGATTCAAGAAGAATACAAGCTCAAAATACTTCAAATAAAACAATATTATACAATCTTTCAAATAATGGATATTCATACAGTTCATCAGTAAGTGTATTAATAGATGAAGTTAAATTTAGGATTGATAATTATCTTCTTAAAAATCCAATACTATACAACCCCGTAAAATTATCAAAACCAAAATTAATTTCTTCAACACCACCCACTCCAAGAAAATTATAATTTTTAAATATATTTTGGAAGGTGTAAAGAAAAATCTTAATTTATAGTAAAAATAATTTAAACTAATATTTATAACAAAAGTGATATGAAATCATCAGAATTCAAAAAAATAGTAAAGTCTGCAGTAAAAGAAGCAATTCAAGAAGAATTAAAAGATATCTTATTTGAAGCGTTTAAGTCACAAACTAATACCTCTCAAATTACTGAAAATAAATCTAATGTAGGTAATCCTATAGATTATAGTAAAATTAATTCTTCACCCACACCTCCCCCATCTTTAGAAGATAAGAGAAAAAAATATGAGGAAGCTTTAAATGGAACTACTTTAAATTTCTCATCTAATAATGCACAAGCATTTAGACCACAATCATCAGATCCAGTTAATGGTAATTTAGGTGAAGGAAGTGTTAGTATGGACCAAATTACAAGCTTAATGAATACTAAATAATGGCTAGAATAATTGCAAATAAATTCCCAATTGATACTGAAGCTCGAAAAGCAGTAGGTTTTGGTTTTCCCTTAAATGGGGATGCTGTGTTTAAACCTACCTACCAGACAAAAGATCAAATTCAAGCAAATCTTATTAATTATTTATTAACTAATAAGAGTGAAAGAGTCTTTAATCCAAATTTTGGGGCTAATTTAAGGGAATTATTATTTGAAAATGTTACTGAATCATCAACTGATGAATTAAAACAAATAGTTCAAGATCAAATAGGTATATTTTTCCCAATGATAGAGGTTAAAAAAATAGATTTTCAAAATGAACCTGATCTTAATGAAATTAATTTTATACTTTCATATGAGATTTCATTATTTGGTATTGAAGATAACATAAATATATTATTACAATAATGGCTAATTTAAAAAGAGATATAAAATATATTGATAGGGATTTTAATGATTTTAGAAGTTCTTTAATAGAGTATTCTAAAACATACTTCCCAAACACATATAATGATTTTTCTAACACATCAACAGGGATGTTGTTTATGGAGATGACATCTTATGTAGGGGATGTATTATCCTTTTACTTAGATAATCAGATACAAGAGACATTTATCCAATATGCAAGACAAACTCAAAATCTATTTAATTTGTCTTATATGTTAGGATATACTCCTAAAGTAACAACAGCAGCAAGTGTAGAAATTGATTTTTACCAAACACTACCAGCAATTACTTCTGGATCTCAACAAGTTCCTGATTTTAATTATTGTCTTAAAATACCAGAAAACACACAAGTTACATCTAATAACACAGATGTTAAATTTTTAATTGAAGATGTAATAGATTTCTCAGCTTCAAGTTCATTAGATCCTACAGAGGTTACGATATACGAGATAGCAGGTAATGAACCAACATCTTTTCTACTAAAAAAGACAAGAAAGGCTATATCTGCAACAATCAATACTCAAACCATTGCTTTTGGAGATGGGAAAAAATTTGATACTAAAAACATTAATAAAGGTAATATTATTGGCATTTTAGATGTTTTTGATAGTGATGGAAATGAATGGTATGAAGTACCAAATCTTGCACAGGATGCAGTATTTGATACTATAAGAAATACTAATACTAATGATCCTAATACTACCCAAGATCCTGAAGTGCCATACTTATTGCAATTAAAACAAGTTCAAAGAAGATTTGCCACAAGATTTTTAAATACTGGATCTTTACAATTACAATTTGGTGCTGGTTCAACTGGAGATACTACTGAAGAAATAATTCCAAATCCTGATAATGTAGGGTCGGGTTTACCTTTTGAAAGAACTCAACTGACAACAGCATTTTCACCTGTGAATTTTGTATTTACAGATACTTATGGTATTGCTCCTTCAAATACAACATTAACTGTTAGATATTTAACAGGAGGAGGTATCAATGCTAATGTAGGATCAGGATTAATGACTATAGTAGATACTTCAAATGTAACATTCATAAACCCAACATCTTTAAATACAACATTAGCTAATACAACCTTTAATTCTTTAGCATCTAATAA